CCCCTCGGGCCTTGCCGGTCAGTCCTGCCTTGCACGAGCGAACATCCAAGGAGGGAGCGGAAACCTCCAGCTCCAAGCCCGAGATGGCTCGGGCAACGTGCTCGGAGCGGCTACGCTGCAAGCATTCCCGCAGTACCGCGCGGCGCAGGTGAGTTTCCAGTGCCCGGCTTCTGGGCAGTTCCGCCTTGGGCTCGTGTCTACGGCGGCATCCGCGATCGTCTACTTGGACGAGGCGTACCTCGGACGAGACTTCAACGTAGGGGACGTACAGCAGGCGACCTTCTTTGGCAGCGTCAACTACCCTGCTGCTGGAAGCTGCATTTGGTCTACCACGTCTGGCGTTTGGGGTAACTTGGCCGCCGTACCAGCGTGCAGTAACCCGACTGCGGAAGGCTCCGCCACCGCTCCTGGGACGAAGATCCCGGCGATTGTTTTCCCGCTTCTCCCGGCTGGGCGCTATCAGTTCGTAGTCAGCGGAGCGTTCCTGAAGGGTGCGGGTGCCACTGCTACATCCAACTTCAGGATTTCTGATGGGACCTCTTCGTCGCTTGCAGTGGCGACTGGAGCGAGTGGCACGGGAGACATTTCTGTCCCGGGTGCCGTGTTCAACATCGAGAACGCCGTTGCCCGCTCGAACGTGACGTTCAACGTCCAAGCGATCACCAACAACGCCAGCTCCGCCGCGCAGATCCGCGGCGACTTGGCGGATTTCACCATCCAAGTCTACCGCTTCCCCACGCAAGGAGAGACGGTTTACCGCATGGACTCTGCGGCGCTACAGCCTGCGGGTGAGATTATGTCGTTTGCTGGCTCGGCCTGCCCTACTGGCTGGCTTGCGGCGAACGGAGCCACTGTCTCTCGTACCGCATACCCGCAACTGTTCGCTCGGATGGGTACTGCGCACGGTAGCGGGGACGGATCGACGACCTTCCACCTCCCCGACTACCGCGGTCGCTTCTTGCGTGGTGTTGACGGTGGAATCGGCAGGGACCCGGATAGAACGTCGCGTACCGCTTCCAACACCGGAGGCAACACTGGAGATAGTGTGGGTTCCGTCCAAGGAAGTGCTTTGGCTAACCACAGCCACAACTACTTCTGGAACCGCGCCGATCGGGCTGGCTTGGGTGCTGGGGCCGCGTCGTACATGCTCGACCCCACGGTTTACGGAAATACGCACAGCCAAGGCACGAGTGGCGCAAGTGGGACCACTTCGACAGAAACTCGCCCCACGAACGCCAACGTGAACTACTGCGTCCGCGCGTTCGACACGACGGCGGCCATGCCGTTCATCGTCGGATCGGTCGGAACGAGCAGCGCGGGGCAGGAGCGGTTGGAGCGTTGGGCAAGCACTTCCTCTGATTGCACAGCCTCCCCCTGTGTGGCGGCTACGTCCACTCCGGGTATTTCCAGCGTCACACGGACTGGAACCGGCGCGTACACTATCAACTTCTCTCCTCCGTTCGCATCGGACCCGGTCTGCGTGGTGACTAACGTGCGCGGTGCCTCCAACCACAACTGCACAGGCACGCTAACCGGGAGCGGGGCAACATCGCTCATCACCTGCACCGTTGGGAACACGGGTGGTGCAATCGACTCGCGTCCATCCTTCATCTGCATCGGACCCCGCTGATGGATTCCAATGACATGAGCAGCCTCGTCACGCAGATCGTCGCGGTCCAAGGTTGGGCCGCGGCGGTCGCGTACAGGCAAGGTAGAACTAGGAGCTACTGAGGGATGGAGCTGACTCTGGAGAAACTCCTCACGCTCTGCTCGATCGGAGCGATCCTGTTCGGCGGCCTATGGACGCTTTCTGGGTCGCTGCTCAAGCGGTACGAGGAGATCAGGCAGAAGGCGCAGATGCTTGAGGAGTCCAACCGCTCGCGCGAGATGAAGGAAATGCGCGACCTGTTCCTGAATCTGGCGAACGCGGTCCACAAGCTCACGGAGCGCGTGAACAAGATCGGCGAGCAGCTCCACGCACATCACGGGGAGCTGAAGCACCTGACGAAGTCCGTGTGCGACACCCAGACCTCGTTTCAGCGCCTCTTTGCCCTACTCGTGCGGGGGCAGGGCTTGGGCAGCTTTGCTGAAACCGAAACCGTTCCGGTGGGGGAAGAATCCACCCTAGTTCGCAACAAGAAGGCCCGAGAAGGAAAATGAAGGGCTTGCCCAAAGGTGAATGCGGTACTGGCTCCGTGAACTGATGTACTGGCCGCTCGAAGCATTCGCCAAGCGGCTTGAGAAGTGGTTGGACCGTGAGCGCCCAAGGAGGGGCCCATGAAGCTCGATAGGAACTCAGAGCAGCTCTTGGCCCAGCTCTATCCCGATCTCTCGGATCGGTTCTTCCGCGTTTTCCGCGACCTCTGGCACCTGCATGGAAAAGTGGTCAGAGTAACCCACGGACTCCGTACCTGGGAAGAGCAGGAAGCCCTTTTCGCCCAAGGCCGGACGAAGCCGGGCCGGATTGTGACGAACGCCAAGGCGGGCGAGTCCCTCCACAACTTTGGCCTCGCCATCGACATCTGCTTCCGGGGCACGGACCCCTATCTGGAGAAGCTCAGGCGTGAGGACCCCAAGCGCGCGCAGGCGGTCTGGGGGGACTACGGAAAGATTGCCGAGGGCCACGGCCTCAAGTGGGGTGGGGACTTCAAGATCGTTGATCTTCCGCATGTGGAGATCGACTATGGACTGAAGCTCTCTGAGCTTCGCAATTTCTACGCGCGCGGGGGACTGCCTGAAGTCTTCCGCCGCCTCAACCACCACAGGGGGATTCCATGAGACTTTGGGCGATGATGGTTCTCGGACTGAGCTTGGCGATGTACACGGCCACGTGGGCGGATGCCCCCGCCTCGGCCCCGATCCCGGTCGCGGTGGCGACCGCGGAACCCGCCCCCGCGGCTACCCTCCTGCCCCCGGTCGTCATCACGCCCGAGGCCGCGGCCCAAGAGGCGCTTGAGCCGCCCAAGTGGCTTGAGAAGGCCGTCTCCCACGCCATGACGCTCCCAATCGTTGGGCCCGTGCTGGTGGAGATCATGAAGTGGCTGGGCATGATTGCAGCCGTCATGACGGCCTTGGCGACCGCCTTCATGGCCGTGGCGAAGGCGCTCTCGGCGGTGCTGAAGGGGATGAAGCTCATTGAGCTGGCCGTCAAAGTTGAGGCGCTCTACACGCGGGTCGCCCCCTGGCTTCAGTTCCTTTCGATGTACAACGTCCAAAAGAAGCCCGAAAAAAGCGCGTGAAAGAGTTCCTCACCCAAGTCCTGACGCTGCTTGAGAAGTACCTGCCCAGCTTCATCATGGCCTTTGGCCTTGGGAAGGTGGCGGGCCAGAAGGGGCTTGAGGACGCCAATCGGAGGGCTGAAACGCTTGAGGTTGAAAAAGAGCGGCTTGAGAACCGGATTCGGCACATGGATCGTTTTCATGGCCGCAGTGACCTCGACATCGTTAACGAGGCCCTTGCAGGCGCAGGAGACGATCCGGTGCCTGAAACGGGGGGAGATCGAACGGATGAGTGACATCATCCAAGAGCACGCCCTCTGCAAAGAGGACCTTAAAACCGTGGAAAAGGGGCTCTCCGCTTGCCAAAATAGGAAGTGCGCGGCGGATTTTTGGTCCACGGCCCCGGGGAAAGCGGTGCTCTTTGGCGTGGGGGTTCTCACGGGGTATGGCCTTTCGCGGGCACTTTGAGGGGATGCGATGCTGACACTGACCTACGGATTCAAGAAGCCTCAGTCTCAGGACAAGGGCCCGGTCGTTTTCCCTGCGCTTGAGCAGAACATTCAGCAGTTGAACGACCACACCCACAACGGGACGGACTCGGCTCCGCTGGCCCCTGGCTCCACCTTGGCCGTCACGCAAGTGCTGACTCCTGCGGGCTGGGTGGCGACTGCGATCCCGGGCCTCTTCTCGCGCGTGGTGACGGCTCCGGCAGGGATCAACCTGAACAACGTGCAGATGAGCTTCAGGCTCTCGGACGGCTCGGTGTTCCTGCCCACGGTGCGGGTGCTCTCTTCGACGCAGTACGAGCTTTTCATCAACGAGCCCGCTGAGACGGTGAGCGTGGTGTTCAAGTGATTGAGACTCAGCCCGCCGCAGTAAACGACTTTTCGGGAGGGTTCTGCGACGACTACGTGAACGCAGAACCTTCACGCGGGCAGCTCTTTGAGAACTTCGTCACACTTGGAAACAAGTCCCTCCTCATGCGCCCGGGCTCGGTCCTAGACACCACGGACCCGCTCCACGCGCAGATTCCGGTAGGCGCGCAGCGCATTTCCGCGCTCATCAACCACGACTACGACGATGCTCTCCTCGTCGTCAGCGCGAAACGCGCGTACTACCGGAACCCTCTCGCCTACACGACGCTCACGGGCCCGACCGGAAACCACGTCTTCACGGACGGGGATGCGGTGAGTGCGCCCTCTTTCACCCAGTGGAAGGGACACACGATTGTGACGAACGGGGCGCTATCAACGCCCCAGAAGATTTTCCGCGACGGCGCTGGCGTGCTTCAGCTCAGGACGGCGGGTCTTCCGGCGCTGGCCGCAGACCCCTCCGTGACGGTGGGGGTGGCGGGCACCCGGAACTACCTCTACGCCTTCCACTACGAGTACAGCTACCAGCGTGGCACCGAGACGTTCCTCGATCAGGGTCCGACGACCGCAATCGAGGTGAATGGCTCTGGCGATCCCTCGGTGAACCCGAACACCATCACGGGCATTCCGGTGCTCGCGAACGGGGCGACGGGGAACTGGGATACGGCCACAATCAAGGTCGCAGTCTACCGCTCGATCGACGCGGGAACGACGTTCTACCGCATCGGGGAAGTGACGAACGGCGCGACGACTTTCCTCGACAACCTGTCGGATGCAGGCATCCAGGACAACACGCTGATTTACACGGACGGGGGCGATCTCGATAACTCGCTTCCGCCGCGGTGCAAGTTCGTTCACGTGGTGAACAACAAGTGCTACTACGCCTACATCCAGGAAGGCACGGAGATCAGGAAGGGGGACGTTCTTCAGAGCGTCGATGATGACCCTGACTCCGTGCCCGCTGCCAACCGCGACACCGTGGAAGATGAGATCACGGGGCTCTCGTCCGTGCGAGATGTCCCGGTCGTTCTTTGCACGAAGCGCATCTACCGGATCGAGGGCGCGTTTGACCGCCAAGGCCGCGGCTTCATGCGCCACGTCCGCCTCCACGACTCGGCTGGGTGCGTGTCGAACAACTCGTGCGTGCAAGCGGAGCAGGCGCTCTATTGGGCCGGGAACGACGGCTTTTACTGCACGGACGGCTACAAGGTTTTCAAAATCTCCGACCACCTGAACTCGGCCTACAAGCAGCTCATCGCCGCGGCCAAGGAGACGGGTGGGCTTGACCGGATCACGGGCACGTTTGACGAGGAGAACCGACGCATCCTTTGGGCGGTGCAGGCGGATACGGCGTCGTTTGAGAACGACACGGTGTGGTGCCTTGAGCTTCAGTGGGGCATCTCGGAAGAGATGTGCTTTGAGACGTGGACGGGCGGGGCGAGCTTCCGCCCGACGTTTCTGACGTTCTTCAACAAGGAGCTGTACCGGGCGGATTCGCGGGGCTACGTGATGAAGCACCGCTACGACATCTTCACCGACCCGAAGGTGGATCTCCTTCAGGACGAAGATGAGTGGGCGCGCCTTGCGATCATATACCGCTACAAGTCGGTGGCGTCGAACTTCGGCACGGACTTCGTGAGGAAGTGGGTTCCCAGGATCGTTCTTGCGGCAAAGAACCTCTCGAACATCTCGATTCAGATCAACGCCATCAACGACGACGGGAAGTTCTTCCGCCCCTTGGTCCCCATCCGCTACCGCAACAACTTCGTCTGGGGGGACCCGGAGTTTTCGTGGGGCAACGAGGAGTGCATCTGGAACGCCGAGGGCGTGATCGAGGAGTGGCGCAGATTCCCCGCGCGCGGCCTCCGCTGCTCGTACCTCCAGATCGAGATCACGAACGCCTACACGATTGTGACGAACTCCGACAACGTGGGCACGGCCTCCGTGAACGGGGTCACGAAACAGGCCACGCTCGACATGCCCGCCACGTCGGACTGGCCCCTTGACGCGGTGGATTATTTCATCTCGTTTGAGGTGGACAACTACTCGCGCGAGTACTTGGTCACGGCTCGGACGCCCGACACCTTGACCTTCCTCGATCCGGGCAACACGGCCCCCACGGGCACGCAGAAATGGGTCTTGAAAGGCTACCGAAAAGATGAGGTTTTGAACCTCCTATCGTACACTCTTCACTATGCGGCACTCGGCAAGACCCAGACGAACCTGGGTGGGGTGTCTGCCGGGGGTAACGCCTGATGCGGCGCTGGACGCTTGCGGAGATCCGCAGCAAAATCGAGCAGGACTTGGATCTTGAGGCCGAGGATTTCGTCACTCGCTCGGAGATCAACGCGCTCATCAACGAGGCCATCGACGAATGCGAGGCCCATATCCACGGGCTGGGCCGCGAGCAGGAGTACTTCCTGGCCCGCGGCTCTTTGTCGCTTGTGCAGGGTCAGGACACCTACGACCTTCCCGCCGACATCTACGCCAACAAGATCCTGAAGGTCGTCTACTCGGAAGGGGCGACGATCTACGACATGAAGCGCCTGCGCTCCTTGGG